AGTAGTTTTTACGCCATCTACACTTTTTTCAATCTCGGTTGTTTTCTTTGTGAATTCATCAGTTGTTACTTGGTTTTCTGGAGCTGGTGTCCAATCCTGCGGTTTGTTCCCTTTATACAGAGCAACCCATTCTACAACGGCTTTTGTAGTATTACTTGGATAGTTATATAAACTTAACTTTCGTTCATTTCCACTTGTAGCCGCAACAGCTTTAAAGGTTACATACGTTATTCCATTAGCATAAACACTTGTTGCATATCCAACATTATTCGAACCACCATTCTGCCAAACCCCAAATTTCTGACCTTGAGGGACACTTCCCTTAATTACAAAGGTATATTCCTCACCTGCAAAGAAATTTTCAGTTAGAGAATATTGATTGATTAGATAATCTGTTTTTTCATACTTAATATTTGAATCTAATAAAAGATTACGTCCTCCAGCTTTATCGTTATTAACCTTTGTTTCTACACTTGTTAACTTTTCAGTGATTTTCCCTGCTTGCTCTTTAATTTCAGTTGTTGTTTGCTTTAGTTCACCTGTTGTTTGCTGTACATCAGATATCGTCTTTTTTGTACCTTCCACAGTTGATTCTACCTTACTTAATTTATCACTAATCTCACCATCTTTTTTAGTTAACGATTCAATTGAAGTTTTAAATCCACTTGAATCTTGTTCAAACTTAGTTACTTTCTTATCGATTTCACCTTGTTTATTTTCGATATTAGAAATTGTACGGCTAACACCTTGTAAACCTTCCTGTACTTTGTTAAACTGTCCTGTTGCTTGATTCTGTGCTTCTTGAACCTTTTGATTTAACTCTGTTTTTGTGGTTTCGATATCTTTATTAACCTGATCTAATGTTTCTTTTTTTACAGATTCAACATCAGGTACAACCGATTCCCACGCTGTACCTGTCCATATTTTTAAAATACCGGGCTTTCCGTTACTAATATCACGCCAAAGCGTCTTAAAAGGTTTAAGACCTGTTGTTGGTGGATTCTTAGATTCTATAATTTCAACGGTATTATTTTTAATATTCTCTTGTACTTTTTCAGCTAGTGTTTTTGCTGCTTCTGACTCTTTCTTTGCATTACTAGCGGTTTCATTAGCATCTTGAACCAATTTATCTAGCTGATCAATCATTTCTTGTTTATTACCAAGCGAACTAAGAATACGATTATAGATTTTTCTTAGTTCCTCATTTTGATTAACTATCTCACGATAATCTCCGAATTCATATTTATCTTGTGTTGGATCTGTAAAAGATTCATCCCCAGCTATTACTCGCGCTTCAAGATATAATGCTGGTGTAAACCCTGTATCTTTAATTTTGATTGTGTCGCCTTCGTTAATTAATTCGTGTTCTAGGCCGAAAATACGACCAATCGATTGTGCTTCCACTTCATAAGAGATTGAGGAATTGACACGCTTTTTCAATTCTATTTCCATAAGCGTCAGTAGACGTTTTGGAGTCATGTCTAATTCTTCTGTTTCTGGTGTATAAAAACCGAATTTATGTTGTCCGTGTTCATTCCATCTTTGAAATGCATCTGCATCTACGATATAGGGTAGGCCTTTATTAATGCTTTCAATAGTGATTACTTTGTCACCTTCACCTTTTACAAATCCAACTAAAGCAGTGCAGATATTACGTGTATGTTCAATACGCGTAACACCGACTAAATCTTTTCCTAATTCTATTTCTTTGCCTGTATCATGCCCGCGTTTTTGAATCATATCTACATACCAACCGATGATTCTTGAACCTTTAATCTCAACACGATATCGAATTTCCAGTTTAAATAAAGATGCAATCTTCTTTAAAAAAGTGAGTGGGTCAATATATTCATCGATGGTCATTGTATGAAATCCAGCATATTCAGTAACTCCACGCTGCCACTTCATACCTAAGAGTGCTAAATCCATAAATTCGTTGACCGTCTTACTCTCTATCCGTTGTGGTTTTATAATCCCTGATTTAGCAATTTGAATCCATGCTCCTGAAGCATATGTGGTAATAGATCGTTTATCCGAATTTTTTTCAGTCTCTGTAATAACATATGGTACGATTCTTCCATCGCGAACTTCTTTTAAAACAAGATTCTGTTGTTGTAACGTAACAGCATGGTCTGTTCCATCAAAAGCGGTGAAATCCAACATGTCAACATTATTTTTTAGTTCCCAATGCCGTTTGTCATCCCAATAGTCCTCTGGCTGGATAGCTGCGACGATTTGATCCGTTTTAAAATCCACAACATGTAAAATCCCGCTTGGTGTTCTCATCTATATCTCTCCCTATAACTGATTGTTGCATTTACATCAGGTGGCATTATATCGATACGATTTTCACCACGTATTACGACAGGGAAATTACTAAAGATTTCTTTTATATTGATTGCATTCTTTCCGTTGATTGTGACAAGACTTCTCTCAGTATCAATAACAATTTTATCTCCAGTATCAAAGATATATGGTTGTGCGTTAGATGGAACTTTGTTTACCTTCCAAATCTTTAAATCATCAATTTGTATTTCGTTAATAGGTTGATGATTATCCCACTTACAAATCGCAATCATAACTTGTGCAATTTTACGTTCTGTCATCGGATTTCCTGTTTCATCAATCCAACGTTCTACAAGTGAAGCACCATCTTTTTCTGTACCATCTATAAACTTAGCCACATATACAGACCACACCTTACCCCGCCTAGCAATACGTAAACGTCCTCGGAATTGGTTAAATGTAGTCGAATAAAATCCACTTGTATCAACTAATTTTCGAAAACTCTTGGGTGTTTCGCTATTTCCAATTGTCATATGTGCTCTTGTAATTTCAGCAGTCGCATATAGATCATTCATATTGATGCGGGATACCACATTACTCGTCTCATCTAAAAGAAGAACTTCAACACGTCCCATTTCACCTATGTTTTTGGACTTTAAAGTCACCCATGCCTCCATTTCAAAGTCTTGTAATGGGCCGCCCGGAATATTCTTCTTGGCTATGGCACCGTAGAATCCTGTCTCTTTTCCGTAATCTTCACAATATAGCGCATGGCCATTTCTTGATTTAAAACTACCTGTCCCTTTCATTTCCTTGAATTGTCCAGTAACAGGTGTCCATCCTATAGGAGTAGCCATTTCATCCCACATGACTCTTTCTCGTTCTTGTACCGTGGTTTCTTCCACAGTCAGAGGGTAGCCTATTCTGAAATAATCACGATTATGCGGATACTCTCCAAACCATACATCTAAAAAGGTACTTGGTTTTTTCACTGTCATTTCAATTAATGCTGGAGCTTCTACACTTCCTTTATTAGTAAAATAAGAAGTTGTTTCTGTAGACCACTCTTGCGTAAATTTGTGAATATTGATTTTCCCTAATTTATACGGCATTAGACAAACAAAAGTAATAACACCTCTACCTCTATTGACTATTTCGTCCAAATCGACAGAACCATCAATTAATGCTAAATAAGTCCTGTCTAACTCATCATCAAAAATAAGTTCAGCGGGTTGCTCTGTATATAACCAATTCGCTAACTCTTCTTTTAACTTTTGTAAATCTGCCATATCTTTTTTCGCTTTAATAACAAGAGGAACGTCAATCCGACGTTCCTCCGTTTCTGTATTAAGTAAAAGAGCCCCTGCGCGATGAGGGACTCTTACTAATCTTCTTTTTACTGGAGCCCATGAAGGACGTTTTCTTCCAACTAGCATTTGAATATAATCTTTTCTAATATTATTAAAAGTAAAACTAAGTTTCCCCAACGTGCTTCCCCCCCTTAAAATTCCGATCTTCTTTTTTGTTCACGATCTTGAAGTTTTGTAGTATAGGTGTAACTTCCGTTTGCAAGCTCTTTTCCATCTAAAACATTAGTCATGTTTACGGTTAAATTCAGTTCTTGTTCTCCAGCTGGTCTATTTGGGAATATTGTTTTTGCCATAGATGCATTGTTATAAGATAATTGCGGTCGCGTATATCCGCTGAAATCGCTAAATGCATTTTGCGGGATACTATATTGATTCGTTTGGAATCCAAAATCAAAAACAGATGGCATATTCCCCATTTGTTTCTTAACAGTTCTGACTACATTTTTTGCTGCATCCACAACAAACCGTTTTCCCTTATCCATACCAACTCCAACACCTTCTGGAACTGCGCTACCGACTGGAATCATCACTTTAGACGGACTGTTAATTTCTAGTGCTCCAGAAATGGTCTTTTTAATCTCTCCTGCAATTTCTTTCGCTTTACTATACAAGCCCCCTGTTGCACTATCTAATCCTTTTTCAAGGCCTTCTATAATTGATTTACCGATGGAACTTAGATTTATAGAACTGAAAAATTTTTCAACTGTATTCCATTTTTCTTCAATACCGTTCTTTATTTCTTGCATTTTATCTGTAACAGCTTTTTTCTTTTCTTCAAATTTCCTTGAAACTGTATTTTTTATTTCCTCTACCTTATTACTTGCAGAGGTTTTCATATCTTCATACTTATTGGTAACATCTGACCACATTTCTTTCATTTTTCGAACAACATCATCTTTCATAACTTGATATTTCGATTTTACTTGGCCCGTTTCCCAATCTACTTGATTTGCATGTTCACCCGCCTGCGCTTTTGCCTCACTTACAATTTCTTGATGTTTATCTTTTGCAGTAGAAACTGTGCTATTATACTGACGTTTTGCCTCTGCAATGATTGCGTTCGCTTCATCAGCAGTGATTGTTTTATTTTCATCACGCTGACGAATCGCCTCTGCAATTTTTTCATCACGAGTCTTTTTCGCATCTTCAATGACTTTATCTCTTGCTTTAGCGCTATTCTCTACAACTTCCGCTGCCTGCCTAGCTGAAATCTCACTAGCCTGCACACGCATATTTTCAAGAATAACCTTTTGCTCCATTTGATTTTTAGACATATGCTCAACAGCAACTCTGTCCATTTCATCCTGTAATGCTTGTAACGAGATCCGCTCGGATGCTGTTAATTCTCTATTTTCCCTAGCGGCTGTTTGTAGAATTTCTTTAATTTTATTTTCTTTTTCTTGTGTTTTTAGCTTTTCTTGTTCATAGTGCTGATTTAACTGTTCGATTCGTTTGTTCTCTTCTTCAGCGGTTAATACATACGAATCCGCAAAGAACTTTTTAAGCCCTTCAATTTCTTTTTGCTGCCTTGCGTTGGTTTTTTCAATGATTGTATTAGCTAATTTGTCATATTGACCAATCAACTTTTGCGACTGTTCTTCTGTTATTACTTCGTGGTTCAATCTAATTTCAGTTAACTTTTGTCTAATACCATCGGACAGTTTGAAATACTCGCCTAGAACCTTCTTTGTTGAGGAGCTTACTTTTCCTTCTGTATTTGTAGCAAAGCGATCTACTGATGCGATACTGTCTTCAGTCGCTTTTTGATATGCTTTATATGCAACAACACCAGTTCCGATAAGAGCCGCTGCTACTAGACCAATTGGCCCTATTAAAACCGCAAGCGCGCTTCCTAAGAATCCAACTGCTCCAGACGCAATTCCAGCAATCCCGCCCACTGATGCTAAAGCAAGAGATAAAGAACCAATTCCTGAAGCAATCATTCCAAACGCTGCTAAAACCACACCTATTGCTGTAGCCACAGCTGTTAAAGCAAAGACGATACCACCTGTAATTGCTATTGCCTTTTGTACTGGTCCAGGTAAAGAGTTGAATCCATCAACAAGTTTTTGTAAACCAGCAACAAAAACACTAACTACTGGAGCTAGTGCATCACCAATTGTCTTTTTCATTGTGGAAAACGCTGAATCTAGTAATGTAAGTCGTCCCTTTAAAGTATCAATTTTGGTCGCTGCTACATCAGCTGCTGTAACCTTTGACATGGAATCCCACATTTCATTGACACCTTTGGCGCCTTCTTTAAACAAGATAGTCGCACCACGTACAGCATCGGAACCAAATAATGTTTCCAGAGCCATACTTCGTTGTTGGTCTGTTAAATCTTTCATCGATTCATGAAGTGTACCTGAAATATTTTCTAGACTTTGAATATGCCCCTGTTGATCATAGAATTTTGATGATAAAAATGCCGAACTTGTTGCTAATTCGCGAAACGTTGTATCACATTTATCATTCCATTTCGTTACACCTTCTGTTTTCATTACATATTGTTCTAAAGCTACTTCTATATCCCCTACATTTCTGGAAGCTGGTTGAATACCGTTTTTAACTAAGAAATCAAAACCAGCCTGCGCATTATAAGTAATAAGTCCTAAATCTCTCATTTTGTTATATGCTTCTTTTGTTGAAGGGTTTAAACGCATTAGCATTGTTTTTAAAGATGTCCCTGCATCTGATCCCTTAAGACCATTTTGTGCAAATACCGCTAAAGTTGTAGCTGTATCCTTAAACGTCATTCCGGCTCCCGCTGCTACTGCTGATGAAGCTGAAAGTCCATATTTTAACTCTCTTACATCAGTTGCGGAAGCATTGGCTGCGCCAGATAAAATATTGGCTGCATCCGCAACTGAAAGATGGTCTGCTTTAAATGCATTCAGAGCTGTGGAAGCAATTTCGGCTGCTTCACCTAACTCTAATTCCCCTGCCGTCGCTAAGTTAAGGGCACCTGCCAATCCACCGTTAATAATATCTTGTAAGCTAACACCAGCCTTTATTAATTCCTCGATACCTTGACCTGCTTGAACACTGGAGTATTTTGTTGTCTCCCCCATATTAACAGCCAATTCACTTAACTTTTTCATTTCTTCGCCAGTAGAACCCGATACAGCTTTCACATTAGCCATTTGTTGTTCAAAATTCATTGATTCTTCCACAGCCGATTTTAAACCCCGACCTATTGCGTAAGTCATACCACCAAATACCATGCCGATCTGCATTCCGGCATTTTGCAAATGATTACCTAATGTCTCCATGCGATTTCCGAAGTTCAATAGGCGATTCCCTTGCTGTTCTAATTCACGATTTGACTGCTGTAATCCAGTTTCGAATCGATTCAGTTCAGCTGTTGCCCGATGAATTTGTTCAGCGTATCTTTGTGCTGATTGACTCGCTTCGCCTTCTTCTGTTTTAGCACGATTATAGGCTTGTTGAAGTTCCTTAATCTTCTCTTTTTGTTTATCTACCATACGGGATAAAACATCTACTTTAGCTCGTGTTTGTTCTGTCGCATTAGAAAAACCGCCCATACCTGTTGTAATAGACTGAAATTCAGCCTGTAAGGATTTTAAAGAGTTGTTTAACTTATCCATCCCTTTTTGTTCAGCTTGACGGTTTACTTGCTTTAATTCATTTTCAAATCTATTTAAATCAGCAACTGCCTTATTAACTTGCGAAGCATATCGCTGGGTTGCTGCATCATTTTCACCTAATTTAGCCTTATTTTGATCATAGGCTTGTCGTAACGCTTTAACTTTCTCTTTTTGCGCATCAATGAGCCTACTGAGTGTATTCATTTTCGCTTGCGTTTGTTGACTAGCGTTAGCAAAACCACCCATACCTGTACTTACAGATTTTAATTCGTTCTGTAATGTTCTGACTGCACGCCCTGAATTCGCTATACCTTGACGAAAATTCACATTATCAAGGGACAGTCTAACGACTAAGTTATTCATTTCATTCGCCATCATCTTCCCCCTCGTTAGATAATGCTTTCTGCTGGAACTTCAATTTCATTTGAATTCTGATTTTCACTATTTGACTGATCTTGTTCACGATACTTTTGGTTCAGCCGTAAATAATGCCAAATATCCATTTCGTTATCGATATGATGATGTTTATATCCCTGACGTAATAAAGAGAGGTAGAGCTCGTCCATAAACTCACTGAACGTTAGCCCTCCTCCCTCTACGCGTTTGGGTTTTCTTCTTCTCCAGATACAGGATTACCACCAGCTGCTTCCACAGTTTCATTTATAATCGCATTAATTACGTCTGAAGTTGTTGATAAAAATTTACGAGCATCAATTCCATCCCAATATTGATCTAATGTAAATTGACCATCATACACTTTAACCACGAATTGAACCATTTTATCCATATCTTCTGGACCAGGATTGTTTGGGATTTCAGCAAGCTCCGGCGCTTGACGGATTAAACGAGCTGGAATGAATGCTGGTAAGTTAAAAGTTTTTTCTTCTTTGTTGATTCGTAAAGTTAATTTCATAATGTACTCCTCCTTAATTAATAAAAAAGAGAGAGCTTTTGCTCCCTCCTACTTTCCTGCTGGTGGTTGTGCCACTGGTTTCTCGTATACCTTTTTAAACCAATTGTCTCCAATAGCTTTTGTAAACGTAGGTTCATCTTCATCGGCTGTAAACTTAGTTCTATCATCAAAATCACGTTCAATAAACGAACCTTTCAGTTTGGTTGTTTGGAAGTTTGGCTTATCTTTTTTAGTTTCAGCTTCTTCCTCTTCTTGTGAAAGTTTCCCTTTTAATAACCAAACATATCGATATTTTCCATTAGCCTTTAAAAAGCGCCATCCAATTGCTAAATATGGCTTTTCACCCTCACGTTTTTCGTCTAATACACCATCTGTAACTTCTGGAAATCCTTCAATGTCTGCCTTTGTTGATAATGACAGGCCTCGAACTTCAATTTCAACCTCAACCTCACCATCAGACTCAGCAATTTCTGATTTTTTATTGTCGCTCCACATAATCTCGGTAGCTACTTTTTTAGATGTTTTAACCTTTACTGCACCTTCCATTTTTTTAACCGTACTGTAATCAACACCTGTTGCGTCATCTTTCAATGACTTTGCATAAACAAGACTATCTACACCGACAGTCGAACTAATTTTAATAACTTCTCCAGCCATCTATAACTCCACTCCTTTCGCGAATCGCATCGCGTAATGAAAAATTTTTGTATCCTCTTCATATAAATCAGCAACCTTATAACGTGAGAAACCAATACTTTTCATAACCTCATTCACTTTTTGGTGGATTGCTGTTGTACTACCTTTTGACCAAATATCGATTTGGAATGTGATTTCACTTTCGCTTTCATCATTATCTGCAAATCCATCTGGCCTATTGTCTAATTCAAAAAACGTAATACGTGGAAACTCTTCAGCATTTTTGGCTTTACGATAATACACACGTTTTCCACCTAATAAAGAAACAAGCTCCTGTTTATTTTCAAGAGCTTGTACAATTTCAGGGCGTAAATTTATCATAAATTCAGCCCCATTTCATTCTTCAAGATATCTGTCATAGCACGTACCGCATCCACTTTAGAAGCGTTAAAACCTGGTTCTATAAATGGATGTGCTGGCATTTTAGAAGTACCCCACTCTAAAAACTTTCCATAGAAATATGGAGAACGGTCTGCTTTGTCTATTCCAATCTTGATCGTTTTTACACCATTTTCCATTCGCGCCTTCGTAACTCGTATATTATCAAGCAAATGTTGGCCTGTACGCCAAGGTTCACTTTTGGATGGTTTCTTAGGGCTTGAACTCCTTGGTTCACTTCTTTCCGCAATGGCTTTTCGAATTTGCTCACCACCAGCTGCAAGGGCTTTATCTTCAATCTTTTCCCCACGTAGACCCATTTGTTCTAATTCGGAAATCAAACGATCAAACCCTAATAAATCCACACCATCAGCCATTCATTCCACCACGCTTCCACATGATTGATAATGTATGTTTTTCAGTTGGAATAGCTGAAATAATGTCATAAATTACGTTCTTGTACTTAATCTTCATATCAGCGTTCACATCAGCACGATATCGAATTTCTGTTTCGCCTTGGATTTCGCTATTAGCTGCCGCTGCTTCAAAGTATTTTCGTCCCTTTAAGAAAGTAAAAGAGCCCCATACAGTAAAAGAATCCTTATAACCTTCTATCGGATCACCGTCTGGGCCCCTTGCATCATCGTCTTTTATTTGGAATGTAAGACGTTTATCTAATTTACCTGGATTCATATGGAATCACCTACACAATATTGCAATTGGACTAATATTGACTGCAAACTAAATGCTAGTTGTTCAGCTTTTCCAACCGCTTCTCGATTTTCATGCCAATGAGCAATTAAAATACGAGCTGCTAATTTAGCAAGCTCGCTTTTTAAATTTACATTTTTACTTGTGGCATTCTTAATATACATTTCAGCTGCTATTACGAAAGATGTAATGAGATCGTCCTCCTCATCACCATCCACACGAAGATACTTTTTCGCTTCCTCTAATGTTAGTACCAAGAAGGACACCTCCTACTTTATTAAGCTCCTGTTTTAGGTGCAACCGTAATTTGTCCATACACAACTGCTTCTGTATCCCATAATGTAACGTCCTCACGCTCAATCGCTCGGAACTCAGAAGTATTTGTTCTCCAAGCATTTCCGCCTTCTTTGGTCATATCAATAGATAACTGTTTTCTATCCCAAAGAATAATAGCTTCTTTTAAATTACCAACAATGAAAGGCGCTTTCCCATCTTTATCTGTAGCGATTGTTTTATTTGATAAAGTAATTACCGGTTTTCCTGACAATAAACTACGTGTTGGATTTGTTGGGTCTGGTTGAAGAAGCGGACGACCATTTTTATCTTCTAATTGATCCAAGTAATTGAATCCATCTTGGTTAGTGAAAATATTAGCTCCGGCTGCAAAAGCTGGGTCCAATGTAACATTTAATGCTGTTTTAATGCCTTTGTAATCCACAAAATCTACCTTTGTCAATTTGTTAAGTCCTTGTAAAATTAGGTAGTTACGAGTAGCAATAGATTTTTTAGCGATCCATTGACGTAAATATTCTTCTAAAGCTTGATCTGTATCATCTAATAAATCATTGGGCACCGGTAAGAAGCCTGCGTAATCTTCAATAGCATAAGATAAACGATCAAATTCAGGAGAAGCAATTTCTTGCATTGCATTCGGTTTCCCGTACTCAGATAATGGTGCGAAAGGTGTAGATGCCGCACGTTTTTCTAATGTACGAGCTCCCTTGTTTGTTGAAACAGGTTGTACATTTACATATTGTTCTAAGCTATCAACCGTTTGTTTTAACTGATTAATAGTTGTAGTAATATCTTCTGGAACAATATAACCGCCATCTTTACCTGTATTCTCAGATAATGCGGCTTTATATTCCTGCATAACGCTTGCTTCTTCACGAGTCAAATTTTGACCGCGAATAGCTTTCATAAATACTTCTTTATAGGACTTATCTTCATTTTTAACTGATGCCGGAGGTAATACTCCTGCTTGTGAATTTACAGGGTCAGGAACTTGAATTTGCTTCATCGCTAGATAGTTATCCAGTTCATTTTTTGCATTTCTTGCTTCTTCAATTTTTGCCTTTGCATCTTCATATTTGCCGCTATTGTTGAACTCTTCTGCCTTTGCTTTTAAATCAGCAACTTTTTGACGTAACTCTTGTTCATGTTTATCCATTCGGTATTTCCTCCTTGTATTGGCACAAAAAATAGACCTATAGTTCTAACAGGTCTAGCGCATTTTGGATTTTTAATTGTTCATTATTATCCTTCTTTGGAATAGAAGGATATTTTGCTACTACTCTACTTGGTGTTTTTTGATATTTATCAAAATAATCACTACTACAAGCTGCGACTTCTTTTGCTTCCACAACTTCAATATTGAAGTATTTTTCAGCTTCTTCACCACTTAACCAAGTCTCAGCATCTACCAATTGTTGAATTTCTTCAATTTCAACGCCTTCTTTTAAGTTCTCTTTGTATACATTCATGATTCCTGATTCGATATTATCAAGGTCCTCTGCTGCTTTTCGGAAATCAATTGCATTTCCAGCTGCATATGTCCAAGGCTTATGAATCATTAAGAATGCATTAGATGGAACAACAACACGATCACCAGCTAGGGCGATTACAGAAGCAATAGAAGCTGCAACACCATCCACATAAACAGTTTTTTGTGCTTTATTGCGCTTTAGCATGTTATAAATGGCTAAACCAGCAAATACAGAACCACCACCACTATTTACATAGATATTAAGGTTACTTTTATCATCTAATTGCCCTAAAATGTTTTTTACATCATCCGGCATAATATCAGAATCATCCCATTTCCAACCTGTATTATTTATGATGTCACCATAGATAAATAGATCTGCTGACGATTCTGTTTGATTTTTAATAGTAAATACGTCCTTAATCGTCCTCACCTCCCTTCTGTGGTGCCCCTCCATTAGCTTTTGCTAATTGGTATTCATCGGCAATTTCAATAGATACATGGTTTAAGTCAACGCGGTGTTTATCACCGTATTCCCCAATCCCGTCTATGTCTTCCAGTTCCAGCACCTTATTAATCGAAAAAGCACCAGCATCTAACATAATTTTGTAGAATTCTGCTCGTGATTTAGAATCAGCACGTAATAAGCTTGTTAGGTTAAACTTTAAATAATATCTTTTTTGCTCATTGAATGAAAAAGCTTTGTAAGAAAACTCTTCTTCATACTGAATAAGAATTGGGCTCAATGTATTTTGAATAAAGTCCAATGCCTGTTGTTCAATGTTGGAAAAAGTAGCACGATCCAACTCATTAATCATGTGCAAAGGAATATTAAAGATGTTTGCAATCTCACCTTTATCAAATTTCATACCTTCAATAAATTGTGCATCTTTTAAAGGCATACCAACCTTTTCAAATTCTAATCCAGCATCTAAAATAGCTATTCTTTGAGCGTTATTTAATCCCGTATTCGCTTCTTCCCAAGCATCACGAAGTATTTCTTTTGCCTCTTTACCAAGTGTTTGTTGAGTTTTCAATATCCCACTATGCGCTGCACCATTTGTAAAGAATTTACCTTTAAATTTTTGCGCCGCTTGTGAGCTACCAATAGACTCCCTTGCAATCTGAATAGGCGGTTTACCTTTCAAACCATCAGTGGACAATGTAGTAAGATGAATTATGTCATCATCAGGTATTTTTATAGGTGTACCATCTGGTAAACTAGTGAAATACCATAGCTTATTGGTCTTTAGGTCCACAGCGGGCGTTGTAACAGCTGGATTCAGTACCCATAATTCTTTTGGTCTTCCATCCACACCCCAATGAATATTGATGTAGGCATTTCCCCATGTATTACGGTGTGTTTCGATTAAATGTTTGAACTTGAATGGACTTTGATAAGGATTGGGTCTTCTTTCTAGAACAAAAGACACTTGATGTGCCTTATCCCGTTCCCTTCCCTTCGCTGTCTTTTTAAACGTTTGAAACGGAAGCATCGCAACACTATTTGCAAGGATGTTAATACATCGATAAACCGTCGGAACGCCTAAAGAGGACTCAACAGTTACCTTTTCACCGCTTGCGGCTTGATATCCAAATAAACTTTTAAACCAAGGAGAAGGATTTTTTAAATCTGTCGTGTCCTGATTCCTAAATAAATGCCGAAAAATCAAAAGTTTCACCTCCTTTCTATCTTCTTATCATCACCACCCCCAACATTGTGAGAATAATCCCTAACAGATACCAGCCATAAATCGGATTAACAAAAAAAGTCGCCCCTATAATAATGGACAACCCTGAAATCAATAGAATATCTTCTAAAATACTTATGAAAAATAGTAAGAAGCGCATGTAATTCCTCCTAGAATGAGAAATCTTGACTTAAAATATAGGAATTTAAGTCCATCTCACCTGAATTAAGCATACAGCGAACGTGTGAATTAATGACAGCCGCTATCGGGTCAATTCTTTCTGTTGCTTTTGATTTATCCAACATAATGTTTTCGTTAGCATCCTGTTTTGTTATAGCATTGCTAACAGCCCAATTTAATACAGGGTTGTTATTATGGATGACTTTTTTCTGATACACTTGTTCACGAAAATCCTTTGTAGGACCTGATAAAGTCGCCATTCCTTGACGTATTTCCACCACTGTATATCCTTCCGTTTCCATGTCTTGCATGAATTGCGTTGCATTCCAAGGGTCAGCACATATTTCTTTTATTTTAAATTTATTCTCTTTTTCCATGTTTTTAATATGTTTTTTAATATATTCATAATCAACTACCGCACCAGGTGTTGTTGTAATCCACCCTTGTTGTATCCAAAGATCATACGGAACTTTATCTGTCTTTCTTTTCTCATGCAACGTATCTTCCGGCATAAAACTATGACTAATTACGATATACGTATCATCCTTTTTAAATTCAAAATCTACACTTGTTAAGTCAATTTTTGCTGATAAGTCGACACCTACTGTGCATTCCAATCCTTTTAATTCGGATAATTCCACAGTTTCTTTGCACTCTTTCCATTTTTGCATATCCATGTAGCCATTTTCTTTCATATCCACCCATCTATTCATGTTTTTCGTGAGATAATTACGCATTTTCTCAGGTACATCAAGAGCGGATTGGAGTTCTCCTTTTAAGAAAGTACGTCCTTCTTCATAACTACATAGAATTGGATTTGCTTTCTCCCACACTTCTGCATTCGTAATCTCATCATCTTTATCTAATTCATTAACCATGACAAAGTATTCTTCGTTTTCAATATCAATATTAGGGTCCAAAATCTTAGAAACATATTGATACTCCACACGATAGCATGGATGACTCAAATTGAAACCAGCTGTCGTTATAATCATCATAAGTGGATTCGGACGAGCACCTGAACCTGACACTAGAACGTCATAAATTTCAGAAGTAGGATGTGCATGGTATTCATCAATAATTCCGCACTGAACATTCAGTCCATCACCAGATTTCCCAGCATCTTTTGATAGCGCTGAAATAAAAGAATCCGTTTTAAGGTGTTCAATTTTCCCATACGCAATATTGAACTTTCCTTTTAAATCCTCACATCCATTCATTTGTGCTTTAATTTCATTCCAGACAATTTTACTTTGTTCTGTTTTCGTAGCACCAATGTAGACTTCTGACATATTTTCACCAAATGCCATTGTTTCATAAGAGCCTACACACGCTAAAGATTGAGACTTTGCGTTTTTACGCCCAACTTGCCAATACGCCTTTTTAAATCGCCTTAATCCTGTATTACGATGAACCCATCCGTAAATATTACTAAATACAAAAATTTGTATGGAATGTGGTTCAATTCTCTGACCTGCTAATTTTCCTTTTGTATGTTTAAAAAGAGACATCCACTTTAAGAAACGAAGCGCTTTTTCTTCCTTAAAAACATATGGGAAATCTTCAGAACCTTCACGCTCAATATCTCTTAAAAATCGTTTACAAGCTTGTTTATGCTTCTGACAAGCAACAACTTCACCATTTAATACATCATCACAGTAGTCCAACATCCATTGTCTGATCATGTTATACGTCAAACTCCTTCTCTACGTTTGTTTTCGGACCTTGTTTTATATTTGGAATAACAATTTTCGCTCTTGCACTTGGTGTAAGGCCAAACTCAACAGCCAAAGCCTTCATCTGTTCATGCAACTGTTTCTTCTTTGTGAGTAGTGGATGTGGAACTTTATTAGTTTCAGCTGCCTTATTGGTATATTCAACAAGGAGTCCTTCTTCTCGGATAATTTTGGTGCATTCAACATAGTCAGAATAAGCATCGCAATACGTTGCTAATGCATTCACATCTATGTTTGTAATAACGTCTAGCTCCAGCAATTCACCAGCAATTCTCCTAAACTCTTTCTTTGCAACTGAATCTAACCACGCTGGTGGCTTTACCTTGTCCTTTTTTGCTTGTAACTGTTTTTCGGCTTTTAATCGCTGCTCAATTTCATCTTTTGTCAATCGATTTGTATTACCTTCTAATAAATGCAAATGAATCGGCTTCGCTTTCCTTCCTATGAGAACCACCTCCCTCGGCTGAACCCCCTTTTATAGAATAAAACGAACTTTTTGCATGGAAAGCTAGGCGGCGGTCTCCAGGGAGTCGCCTTTTTCTTTTTCGTGGTGGGGGGTTGTTTATAAATTTTTTCTTTCGAATTGTTTTTTGTTTTTCTTTTCATCTTTTTTTGTTTTCTTATTGTGGCAAGCATGACAAAGTGTTTGTAAATTAGATGGTTCTAATCGTTTTGACCAATCAACACGAATAGGTATGATGTGATCGACTACATCACCTATCTTAATGATGTCCTTACTTCTACATTGAACACATAGACCATGATCTCTACGATAAATAAGCTCACGCATATCCTTCCACAGTCTTGAGTTGTAGAATGAACGTGAGCTTTTGTTTCGAATATGTTTGTCGTAATATCTTACGGTTTCTTTTTCCTTCTCGATATGCTTAGCGCAATACTTATCCCGTGTCAGTTCATTGCAACCTAACGACTTACACGGCTTGAATGGTTTACTTGGCACCTTCCATCCTCTTTCTTAACCGTTTCATTTCATCCCCGATGGCCAGATTCTTTTTATTTATCCGTTCATGACACTTAGCTATATCCGCTTGGTGCTTACGAATCTTATCGTTCACATATGCAGCAACATGCTCATGGCCACAATGAGGACAAATATAGAAACACTTCTCAATCTTTTTTGGAAGCTGTGTTACTTGTGGTTGCATATCGTAATCTTCATTACAGTTAGAACAGTAGACTTGCATCTATCTTCACTTCCTTCAAAAAAATATTCTGATTATTAATTTACAAATAAATACAAATTGTTATAATGAACTTAACATTGCCATCTGGAAAAGTGATTCGCCCCCATGCGAGTTGCTTTTCCTTTTTTTATGGCTATTGTTTTAAAAATTCATCTATTGTTTTATCGAGCAAACTAACCATTGCTTCTCTTCTTTGCTTTGGTGTTGTGTTATCTTCCATCTCATTAAAGATAGGAAGCACACTTTCTAGTTTTTGTTTATCGATACGCTCATTTACAAGATCTGTTCCTAACATCGAAATGAATGTACTGATTATAACTGCTTGTTCTTGTTTATTTAGTTTCATTCTCTCTCCGCCTTCTTTCTAATTAACGATCTAGATAATCTCCTCGTTTCTTCTACATCTACAGATTTGCATTTCAGACAAGCTACATAAACGCCATCATCACCCGGAATACGAATATTAGTCCACTCGTGCTCACATTGATTATCTTTCATTCATCCTCCTCCAAAATAACCTTATTTTAGTCTTGAAATTCTCTAAAACTCGATGTATTATATTTTCGGGTCTTGCTCCATAAATCATTATCAGGAGAATCTGCATGTTTGCAGGTTCTTTTTTTGTAAAATAAAAAAGCAGCTGTTAGGCTACTTTAAGTTCATCTTATCACCAAATAAAATGATATATATATTCTCCCGTTATACTTTCATCAACTCCTGCAACCCTAGCAAATCTCATGATGTCCGCCCCCTGAACGAAATACATCGTTAGCATGACTGGCACCCGTGACCACATAAAACGATAAAGCTCATTCACTCTTTGCCTGGTCGTAACAATCAAATCATTTGCAGGTCCATTAATCCATACAGTTGTTCTAACTGAAATAAACGGAAGATCTATCCCATTAACAACTACTCTTGCCATACTTTGAGTTATGTCCACATTGATTACCCTCCAGCATCCTATAAGAATCAAAACTGTTTCTATCCCCATATTTACATAAGTATTCTTCGCTATAATAAATGTTTAAAGTGAATTTTCATCTACAAAATAAAAAAGCACCCGAATGGATGCTTTTCTTACAAATATTTATTTATGCTTCAATTGTGGTACGTGAAGTTTTATTCTTTTTCCAGTTACCTAATGTTTTTGCACTCATCTGTGCCTATATTATTAAGGAACTGGAAGAAGAGCAAAAACTCTTCCCCGTTTACACAACAGATTTTGACTTCGGAATCGAGAACAAGAAACAACATCTCATTTAATCCTCTACCATCACCCATAGCCTAACGATCCATTTGAATTATAAAGGAACGTGAAAAATGTTTTCCGCCACCTCTCACAATACAAATATATCACGTGAATTCCAAAACAACCGGCACATTTCCTGCCAAAAAGCGGTCACGACTCTGCCACTTATTTTTATATTCTTCTCTTATTTATTTTATCTTAATGACTTACCCATATCTTATATTGTGTGTAACTACCCTCTTCGCTGAAAACCTTGGTATCATTGATTTCATTTAACTTCCTCTTTTGAGTTACACAGTACAAAAATTATGAGTAACTGTGTAGGGATACCACCAACATTTTGCAAAATATCCTACTTTATGCAGAAAATAAAATAAGCTGCCCATGTAGACAGCTTATTTACATAAAATTCGTTATCGGCATTAAAAAGGGATGTTCATTCGAAGATTCCTTTTCATAACTACAGATTTCTATCTAATAACATCCCTAGTTGTTCTGCTAGGACGTGAGGTGGATCAGGAATTCCTTTCATGAAATATGATTCCACTACCCCTACTATAGCTGACCCAAAGAATTTAAGAATAAGCTCTTCACTGAAACCTTGATTTTTTCCTTCAGTGATATTCACGTCATTCTTTAATTCCTCGATGACGAATTCTAAGAAATGTTTACGAAAAGCGAAAGCTCCTTTCCCTATTAACATTGTGGAAAAGAATAAATAGTTACTTTCGAAGTATTCAAACCAAATGATATTTGCTTCTTGAAATGATAGTTCGGATGCCGATTCACACAATTTTTCAAGCTCATTGATATATTCTTCAATGAGTTTATCGAGTAAATCAAATTTATCAAGGTAATGAAGGTAAAAAGTTCTGTTCCCTACATTCGCTCCATTGCAAATATCCTTTACCGTAATTTTATCAAAATCTTTCTCCGACATGAGTTCAATAAAAGCGTTTTTTATGGCTTCTTGAGATTTAAGTATTCTTCTATCGATTTTAGTCATTGCCACAATCACCAAACTTTCCTGAAAATTAATACACAATTTCAATCGTTTCGTGCATTAATACATGAATTCAACGAAATTGACGTTTGAAAACACTCTGTTTTTCTTTTATATTATACACACAGACGAAATAATACATCAATACGCATTATTTCTCTTGTATTTCATTTCGTTACCTGCAGCATAATAAAAGCGTAAATCTCAACGAAATAAGGAATAGAAAATTCAAAATGAAGCGATTATCCATCTTAGTTTCTATGTAGGTTGATTAAAAGCTATATTTGTCATTATGGTTACTACAGAGTTTTCCGACAAAATATATGGTCAAAAATGTAGTACTTTTTTCAGCTGTGAAGGAGAAACTAAATTTATTATAGAGGGAGAGAAAAACATGAAAAAATCAGTAACGTTTAAAAATGGTCATTTAAAGATGGCAGGGAACCTTTATTTACCAGAGGGATTTGACAAAAATAAAAAATATCCTGCTGTTGTCAGCGTACACCCTGGTGGAGGAGTAAAAGAACAGACTGCAGGGGTATATGCACAAAATCTTTCTAACAATGGTTTTGTTACATTAGCATTTGACGCGTCTTGTCAGGGAGAGAGCGAGGGAGAACCACGTTTACTTGAAGACCCATATGCCCGAGTAGAAGATGTGCGTTGTGCAATCGATTATTTGACGACTCTTTCATATATTGATCAAGAAAAGATTGGAGCACTAGGTATTTGTGCTGGTGGCGGTTATGCTGTTTCTGTCGCTCAAACTGAACGTCGCATCAAAGCTGTAGCAACTGTCAGTGCAGTGGATATTGGTGCCATGTTCCGAGGTGAAGCAAGTGTTGAAAGACAATTGCAAACACTTGAGGCGGTTGCGAAGCAGCGTACTGCCGAAGCAAATGGTACAGAAGTGAACCAACTTACTTGGGCACCTGATACGCTTGAAGAAATTAATGAAGATACACCTGTGCTTTTACGTGAAGCTTATGACTACTATAGAACACCTAGAGCACAGCACCCTAATTCTCCAAATCGATTCCAATTTACAAGTATGGACAAACTGATGTCATTCTCAGCATCAAGTCAAATTGCTACTTACCTAACTCAACCGATGTTATTGATTGTAGGAACTGAGGCTGACACACGTGGTTACAGCGACCAATTCTATTCATTGTCAAATGGACCAAAAGAATTATTTGAAGTTGAGGGTGCAACGCATATTGATATGTATGATATCCCAAAATATGTAGATCAAGCTGTACCTAAGTTAACAGAGTTCTTTGGCAAAAATCTTTAAGAAATAAGATGCAACGTATTTTAAACAGAAGCTCGGTATAATTAAGAAAAAGTCGTTTTCCTAGTTATTTTAGGAAAACGACTTTTTTTGCTTCAGATAAGGAGTCGAATAACATTTGAATTTAAATTTTCACAGTTTAATACTAAGATTCAATTCATGTATACCATATACAAAACTAGATTAGCGGTAGCAAGAAAAAAGCAATGCTTAGATTTTAAACCGAGTCATTGCTTTATCCATTGCGTCTTGATTTACACCTATATAACGTAACGTGACCTTCTCTGACGAGTGATTAAATATCTCCATGAGCAATGCTATGTTTTTTGTTTGCATATACATATGATACCCATACGTCTTTCTCAATGTATGTGTTCCTATTTCATCTAACCCAAACTCTGCCGCTGCTCCACTTAATATCTTATATGCCATGCTACGACCAATCGGACGATTACTACCTTGTCTACTTTGCAATAAGTACTCATTATTTTCTCTTTCTTCGATAAACCATTTAAGCTCTCTTTTCAACGCTGCAGTAATTTGTATTCGTTTCTGTTTACCTGTTTTCTTTTCTCGCATAGATATATGACTGCCTTTGACATCCCCTACCTTCAATTTTAAAATATCCGAGATTCTCAGGCCTGTATTGATTCCCATAATGAAGAGAATGTAATTACGTAAGCTCTTTTCCTTAAAATAATCTTTTAGCTGCTGTATTTGCTCTGGATCACGTATTGGTTGAACGAAATTCATTACTCATTACCTCCCGTTTCTTCTGTCTCGTAAACTTCTAATCCTAGCGCAAAAGCAAGTTTATAAAATGCTTTAGATTTCCAACGTCGATAAGTACGCTCTGACATCCCTATTTCGTTATAGACTATGTAATCACACACGTCCTCATCTTCTAAATAACGTTTATAAATAATATCTCTTTGAATGCTTCCTGCACGTCCGTTCCCTAATCGATTTAGAAACTGATCAATACGTACTGACATTCTTTCCAGCCATTCTTCTCGTTTACTTTGTTGGATATTTGCTATAGCAACATCTTCTAATGGCTTACCAACTGTATGTGTAGGACCGTGCTCACGTATTTCATAAGAAGGAGTGACTTTCATTTCTTTACGCATCATCCCAAATTGTCTATGTATACGTACGCTTTCCAACACACCTTCTAATTCCTCTTGTGTCGCTGTTCTATCAACTTTTGGTAAGAAAGATAATTGTTTAGTCATGTAAGACCACTCCTTTTTATTTTCAAATTACTTTTGTCTTATTGCTCCACGTCTTCGTTCATAACAAGGCCTATACATTCCCATCAAATCCTCAATTTCACGAGTGCTAAATTTCTCTTTTCGTTTTTTCTTCTTTGTTTTATTTGTTTGCTTTTTCCATTCACGTAATTGATCTCTTAACCCCTTCATTTCCCCATCTCCCTTTTCAAAATAAAAAGGACACCTATTCCTAAAACAGCTTTAATGGCTGCTTTAATGAATTGGTGTCCTCTAGTTTTCTAGCCGGACTGTATTCTGTTTGCATTCACTTTAAAATACCAGCTTGTACAAAGATGTTTCTCCAAGCTTTATTAACTTGATACTTCTCGACTTCTTTTGTGCGACGAGCAATCGCTTTTCTAATTTTTCTTTTCTTCAAAGCTTTCATTCTCCCAACCTCGCTTTCTATTATTAGTCATTCCACTTAAAATGAATGTAATGTTCGAAGTAAGATCCACCTAAAAGGCTCTTCCTTTCTTCTTTCTTAAATTCAACATTCACACCGTCCATCAATTCTTGTAACTTTTCTATAAAAATTTTCGAAAGCATCATATGTTTATCTGGATTATCATAACGAATTTGATACTTATAACCTGAATATCCCTTTCCACCAGCACTTTCGATTATTGCCGATTCCATTTCCCCTGCAAATTCCAATACTTTTTCATCTATGGTTTTTTCTTGGATTTCTTTCAAATTCTCTACTAATGACATTATCATTCTCCTTTTCTACAAGAGGATTATTTTGTTCAGTTTCTTATAAAGTGTTAATATTCTTCATAAAGGAGGTCTACTAATGAAAAATTCATGGAAGACAGTTTCTTTAATTGCTTTCATAGTAATTGTCCTTTTAATAATTTTATATTTTGGCGGTATGTCACTTTTTTGGAACCAGCCCTGAATAAAACTCAATATTCCGTCAATACTATAGACACCCCATTTCAAACCACATTCCATGGTTGGAGCAGTTAGCTTTTGCTGGCTGCTCTTTTATTTATGACTAATCTAGACTAAATTTCATACAATATAATCCGTCCTTTCTTATAATTTGAACTCGTCGCTTAAATTGTAGAAATAGGCTTACGTACAGTAACTTTTTTCAGTATCATTCATATTTATATTTGAAAAAGTTGCTCTGTTTGATAAAAAGGTGGTTGCGGAAACAACCGCCTTTTTATTTATGACAAAATGAAATTTTTATATTAATCTTCCTCAAGTACCGTAACAGTTATATAATTCCTAGCATTCTTCCGATTTGCTATTCTCCTTTGATACGCTGGCCTTGTATAAAAACGAACTGTTGCAGGAAGTACGCCCATATAATCAGCGCATTCCTGTATAGTCCCGATACATAGCAATGATTCACCTTTATATACGACGTACTCCTTTAAGTTCACTATTTAGCTCCCCTTTACATTAAAATGAAGTTTTTACCATAAAAGTAATTGTTAAAAATCTAATGCAAATACATTATAATTGGATAGGTATTGTATATTGGCATTAAGAGGAGCACCCCGTTCAAGTGCTTCTCTTTTTTTATAAAATAGCGTTTTTGTTAAAATTGATCACCGCTCTCAGAATCTCTACACATTTGGAACTTTATAGAAATAAACCCTTTACTTTCAATTTAATTATATTAATATATTAAATGAAGGGTGTGATCAATTAATGGAAAAACTTAACTTTAGTGCTTTAGAACAACCACTATTTCTATTAGCACTTCAATTAATTGCATTTGTGTTAATCATTTGTATCGTATACGGAATCTTATACAAAACTATATTAAAATTAAATATGCCTGAATGGACTGCTCATGCGGTAGCAACAGTATTTTCCCTCGGTAGCGCCTATCAAGCTATTATGAATTTCATTTAAAAACCTTTTTCTTTATTTTCTCTGTTGTTGAGAAATCTATCATTTATCATGCAAGAACGATTTTATAAAAGCTGTTCACCTTTTTTACTGGACAAGCATAAGTTATTGTATGGAGGCATCCACTCATAGAAATCTACCTTTCTTGTCCAAGAGCACATATATTGTGCTCTTTTTTGTGCCTAAATAAAGATTTTGTTAAAAGCTGAATAAAGTTCAATATTCCGTTAATATTAATCATAATACAATCTGCTTCTTACCCAGGTTGTATCGAATCGAGTAGTTTCCCCATTAACTGCTCGATTTTTATTTTTGTTACATAAACTTTATATTTTGGTCCATACTATAAATGCACTTGAGTTCTGAACTTCCTTCTTAATGTTTTTCTGGAGAGCAGTTAGCTTTTGCTAGCTGCTCTTTTTTATTTTCTTTTATTTCCGAATAACCTTTTCAAATCTGCTCATACTATTTCTGTAACTTAAAGTTACAAACTATTTCTGTAAGTGCGGCTTTTCCTTTGTACAACAGGCAGTTAGTTTTATGAACTAGCTGCTTTGTTGTGCAAAATAAGAATTTTATTAAAATAGCGTCATCTGTCCGCTCTTATTCTGCTCTTCCAATTCTTTTATTCTTTTCTCAAGCCTTTGTATTTCTTGGTGTAAGAGATGGATCGTCTTACTATTATTATTTCGTAAATTAAGGCACCTTCTATGGATCATGTTGTTGTACTGGTCAAAATCAATCTCATCTTCAAAAATTAATTCTTCGCATATCGGACATTCACCTAAAATGCAACCGGATGCCATATTCATTCTTCCTTTCTATCTATCTTTACTTTGAACCAGCGCGGTACAGTTGGATATTTTAAAAGCGCAAACATTGTAGTTTTAGTACGTCCAGTTTTAAACGACCACTCAACTCTCCCCATCTTTCTATCCCATTTAAAAGTTGGGTCTAATTTAGGCTGTACCCCCATCTTCATCCAAAGTCTTTGCAAATGAATATCATCAGTACCTTCTTTTTTCCAAAACCACATAGGTTCGTTATGCAGTTTGGCTAGTTGTCTATTCCTTGTATGTCTCATCCGCTCCATTCCCCTCCAAAATAACTATTTTGTTTAGTTTTCTAAACCTGTAACAATCCAAGGTATATATAAACACGTTTGTTCTTTAAACAATTCTTCTACTGTTTTATAAACAGGGAAACCAATGCACTCGACTTCAATTTTTTCATCACGCTTCATTTGTCGAGCACTAATTTCTTCTAATTCAATTCCTTCTTTTTGAGTTTCCATAACAAAATATCCAATCGCCTGATATTTATCGCTTGCTGCAATCACTTTTATATTTGTAAATAATCCTTCGGACGAAACTTTAAAGAACTCCATCTCTTCACCTACTTCCCGACCAAATAACGCTTTTATTGAATTTATAAAATATAATCGCTTGTCTATTCACTTTGTAACCTTCATTTTCTTTCCCATGATTACAATATCCTACTAGTAATTAAGTATTGATTATATGTCCCATATGAACGTCACAATTTTATTGGCATATACTTTGAAGAGAAAAACATTAAACATATACCCACAAATACTTTAAACGCGGCTGCTAATATAATTTATCAAGACATACCTAACATTTAAATTTTTTAAAAGGAGGTATTTATGAGACATAACCGGAAATCAAACTCACCAAATTCTTGTGATAAGTTTCAACAACCCTGCTTTATTTCAATATCCCCTTGTGATCAAAATAATTGCTGTACACCTGTTTTTTTCTCGAATTCTCAACAACAAGAATTATTGCAAATAATAAATCAATTAAATCAAGCCATCCTTTCTTTTTTCACAACACCAAATCCAACAACTATACAAATACTCCAATCATCATTACAGCGATTAAATAATTTATTAATAGCGGTACAACCAAATACACCAAATAGAAATTTAGTTATAAGAACTATAAACCAATTAATTAATTCCTTACCTACCGCATCTCTCACTCAAATCTCAGCATTATTTCAATTTCTATTCCAAAACTTGTCTTCACTTATTAGTTGTTCAAATATATCGGACCCCTTATTACAGCAAACATTCAACTTAATTTTGCAAGGAATATTGAATAGTTCGCTATTAAATAATATCGGTACACCAGGGCCGACTGGAGCGACAGGACCTAGAGGATTTCCAGGACCTAGAGGAGCTCAGGGACCTCAAGGTGTGCAGGGAATTCAGGGACCAGAAGGGCCAGAAGGACCAGAAGGACCTCAAGGTGTGCAAGGGATTCAGGGACCAGAAGGACCGGAAGGGCCTCAAGGACCTCAAGGCGTAGAAGGAATTCAGGGGCCGGAAGGACCACCTGGACCTCAAGGACCTCAAGGCATACAAGGGATTCAAGGACCGCCTGGACCACCGGGGCCGACTGGTTCAGGAACCGGAATGGGAATTCCTGGACCACCTGGACCTACTGGACCTCAGGGTATACAAGGGATTCAGGGACCAGAAGGACCGGAAGGACCTACTGGACCTCAAGGTGTGCAAGGGATTCAAGGGCTGGAAGGACCAGAAGGACCGGAAGGACCTCAGGGTATACAAGGGATTCAGGGACCAGAAGGACCGGAAGGACCTACTGGACCTCAAGGTGTGCAAGGAATTCAGGGGCCGGAAGGACCACCTGGACCTACTGGAGATTGTGAGTGTCCACCTGGACCTACTGGACCGACAGGGCCAACCGGCCCTACGGGACCTGCATGTAATTTCCTAGTATATGCCACAAATGCAGGAACCATAGATGATCCTACAAATGATACAGTATCTGTGATTAACACCGGAACAAATACAGTAGTTGATACAATTACTGTAGGTAATGCACCTCTTGAAGTAACAGTTTCACCAAATGGAGCTCGTGCTTATGTTACGAATATTTTTTCTGATACCGTTTCCGTTATTGATACTTCTACCAATACAGTTATTGCTACCATTCCTGTTGGAGCTGATCCAATTGGCGTAGCTGTTTCTCCAAATAACACAACTATTTATGTTGGAAACCACGCGAGTAATGACGTTTCTGTTATTAATGCCGTTACTAACACGGTTATTGATACCATCCCTGTTGGCATCGCTCCGCAAGGAATCACTGTTTCCCCAAATGGAACCCTTGCATATGTTGCAAACGAATTAAGCAACACAATTTCTGTTATTAATACTGCTACCAACACAGTTATCGCTACCATCCCCGTTGGCATTCGTCCTAGAATAATCGTGTTCACACTAGATGGCACTCGTGCATATGTCACGAATCAAAACAGCAATACGGTTTCTGTTATTAATACCGCTACCAATGCAGTTATTGATACAATTAACGTAGGTACCGAACCTGTTGGTATAGATATTACACCGGGTGGAAATCTTATTTACGTTGTAAATAAAGTAAGCAATAATGTATCGGTAATAAATGTGGCGTCAAATACTGTGATTGATACAATTTCTGTTGGTTTATCCCCTGATCAAGTAACCATCATACCTGATGGCACTCGTGCATATGTTACAAATCAAGCTAGTAATACTGTTTCCGTTATTGATATTGCTACGAATACTGTTATCACTAATGTCCCAGTAGGTGTCGCTCCAACCGGAATAGCTACTGGAACTATTTGTGAATAAAATAAAGAAATGAAAATCATGGATAGTTTTTATTAATATCGATAGTATCTGATATTCTTTCTTTAACTACATTCAAACAAACAGAATAAACCTCTATATTCTGTCAATATTCACTTCTGTTTTGTCTTAAAGAACCTGCCGAGCAGCTAGCTGTTGTTAGCTGCTCTTTTTCTATAAAATTCAAATTTGGTCATATTTCACATCGACACGTGCTTGACTTGCTTCTCGACTAAATCCATCCGGATATCTTTTAGCTAATTTTGCAATATTCATTTCAGCAATATCTTGTAACGTATATCCTAGTTCGTGCGCCATAATTGATACATAATACATAATGTCCCCTAGCTCTAAGGCTAATTTATGAGTATTTCCATCCTCTTCTCCTGGACCATGCGATGGTTGAAATCCATGACCATGATAAATTGCTTTTTTAACAATATCGGCAACTTCACCAGCTTCCCCTGTAAGTCCTAAAGCTGCATTTGAAACACGTCCACCAAAATCAGTTTTGTTATTCCAAGTACGTAATGTCGCTTCTTGATAATCGTTTAATTCCCCGATTGATAAAATACTTGCAATCTGTAAAACCGTAGCTTCTTTTATAACCTGTTCACCTTTTCTAGCTTCACTAATTAATTTAGTTGCTTCCAATACACCATTTTCCATAACTTTCATTTTCATCTACTCCTCTTAACTAATATTTTTATTTTTAGACTTAGCTGGTGTTGTCGCTGCTTTTATCGGGTCCCATCCATAACTCAATCTAGATCTGAAAGTACTAGCGCTTATGCCGTTTGATTCAGCAATCTTAACAAGCTCCTTCCTATCAATTTGTTTGCGGGTTGGAATACTTGCAGCATCTTTAGGATCCCAACCGTTATTTACCCTACTGTAAAAGGTGCTTGAATTAATTCCATTTTCCGTCGCTAATTTTAACCATTTATTGTATTTTCCTTCGTTCATATGCCAATATGTTCTCGGTGGTGTAGTCAAAGCTTCTTGTAAGTCCCAACCGTATCTGTACATTCTCATGTAAAGAACCCTTCTACTAATACCATTTGCTTCTGCTTGCTGATATTCCTCATCAGTTAACCATCGATTGAAAGCCATCAATTTCCCCTCCTAATCTAGTTCCAGAAATTCTGCTCTAGTACGTTTCGAATTAGTTACCCTAATCTTCTGAATACCTTTCCCGTGCTCTTCTATAGCTGCATTCCAAGCTTCAACTTCAGTTTTAGCATCAAAACAATCCATCTTTTGCCGTTCCTCTTTATCGTAAAAATGCACTTCGTAGCTTGGATTCAAAAACTTTTCACTGGTACTTATAGCGTTATAGTTGAAACTACCCATAACATCATCAATAGTTAATTGCTTCATAATCGCATCCCCAGTTATTTTATTTTTTCTGTGATGGTAGTTGATACACGATCAACTTTTCCACCTTGCCAAGTGATTACTTGTTCCCCAAACCCTGTTACTGGCGGATTCAGTGGAGTAACTTCACCATTTTTAACCACATAAATTTTATTATTCGTAACATCGATTTCAACTTTCGTAGGCTTCATATGACTGAAATCCTCCTTTTCTTGTTAACTAGCTTTTTGTTGTTTACTTCTTTCTAATTCTTGTTTCATTGATTCAAATTTTATTAACCATGCTTGCCAACGCTTATCGTTTTCCGCTTGCTGTCGCTTTGTCACTTCACAATTACAACCGTTCGTTTCAATTACACCCGAATAATCCCTGTATCATGACATAATACGCACATTTTTATTTCCTCCTTTTATGCTTCGATAAACTTTTGTAAACGTTGCTTCGCTATCTCTCTTCTATAGCTAGCGGCTTCATTTTTTACAGTTAGACTTGTTTCAACCATTCGGTCATATGATCGTTTGCCAACTTGATTTTTCAGTTCTTTGGGTTCTAAATTACTTGTATATAGAGTAGGGAGTTCTTTTCTATACCGACCATCAATGATATTAAACAATTTTTCTTCTACCCATTCCGTAGTTTTTTCTGCTCCAATATCATCTAATATTAGTAAGTCGCATTCTAAAAGTGCTCTCATAATTTGCGTTTCATTTTCTTTGTTTTCGCTGTTAAACGTACTGCGAATACGTCGTAATAATTCTGGAACGCTTTGAAATACGACAATGTATCCTTTTTTAGAAAGCTCATTTACAATCGCGGCTGCTAGGTGTGTTTTACCATTACCAGGTTCTCCCCAAAGCATTAACGATTCCCCGTTCCATTCTTTAAACGTCTTCACGTATTTCACCGCAACTTTATATGCTGTCTCTGATCCATTTCTATCTAGAAACGATTCAAATGTACTTTTGGAGAACCTTTCTCCTAAATTACTGATGCTGAACAATTTTTCTATTTCTCTCTTCTTAGCGAAGTTTTGAGCTTCACGTATTTTGGCTTCTTCACGTTCTACAACACACTCACATGTAGGAAGTATTTTATTTTTAATACGTAACTGCGGAACTTCTACAGTAATTGCTGCGATATATTTATTACAGTGTTCACATGTATACCCTTCCGTTTCTTCACTACAAGCCGATGTATTCACTATCCGAGTCATCACTCTTCCGATTGATTCCGACACGTTTTTTCACTCCTTTATTTCGTTGATACTCCGTTTCTAAAGCATCAACGTCTTTTAAAGTCTTCACGTTATTGTTAACCCACTGTTTTAAAATGCCCTCAGCATAATTCCATTTCTTCTGCTGTTTCAAAGCACGTTCCATAGCTGCTTGTACAAGTTCTTCGCTTGTATCGTTTATCCATTGCGAGATACTTTCAGCTATGAATGAATTTATAATACCGAAATTATTTTCGTAGAAAGAGAAGATGCTACTACTACTTACATTCTCTGTAGTATTCTTTGTAGTAATCTCTGTATTTGTCTTTACTTTGAAATTAGGAGACTCCTTACTTGTAAGTGAGGAGGGTCTTGACTTAGAAGTATCCACCCTATTTACTTCTAAGTAACCAGGGCTTTCCTCTATTTGTTGATACATACTAGAAATTTTCTTTATTTCTGTTGGTACAGGCTCCACAAACATTACGTTATTCAAAATCTTTCCATCAGCGTTGATAGTCCTAAACTCGATTTTTATTAGTAGCATATCCGTTAATAAATCACATGCTCTTTTCACTTGTAATTTTGTAAATCCAAAAGTATCGGCTAGCTGTTGATAATTTTTTTGTAGCTTGTCTGCTTTGAATTTTTTCTTATAAGTTACTTTCCCATCTATTTCATCTCGAATAACTGTAGGTCGATACCAATAAACAATTTCACTCAAAACCATAATCGCTACAATATGAGGTTTACCATTACTAAAAGTGATGTAATTAAACCATTCATGATCTACCACATTACCTTTGAAATTTAACCCACCAATTTCAGTTACTATGTTTGACATAAATATATACCTCCTAGTACAAACCGACACATATGCTTATCCATTTTGGATAATTCGTTGAATTTCATAATGCGGATAACCAACTTTGAAATACTGTTTAATCATCTTTTTTAATTTATCCTTGCTTTTTGCTAAGTCCCAGAACTTATTAGGTAATAGCACTTGATATTCAATTAAATCCATGTACTATTCCCCTACTTTCCGTGGTATACTTATAACAACTTGTTTTTCTTAAAGGACCCACTGCCATGGGTCTTTTTATTTTGTTTTACGTCACTCCAAGCCCATCGTTTTATTGGTTCGTAAGTAATGTAAAGTAGCGATGCGCTGCACGCAATAAACATTGCGAATACTGCTAATGATATTGTATCTTCCACTAGATCCCCTCCTTTTGTGCTTCTAGCCATGCTTCCAAATCTTTTTGTAAGAAAAGTAATTTCCGCCCTTCTCGGATAACTGGAAAATGCGGATGGTTTGCAAGTTCATACACTCTGCAAACAGCGATGTTGAGATAAGCAGCTGCTTCTTTCACTCGCAATACCTTGTTTGGTTGTGATTGTTGATGTAAATCAGCTAATGCTGATCTGATTTCTTCACGAATCACTTCACGAATTGATTCTTTAATAATTTGATCTAATCCCATTTTGTTTTGCTCCCTTCTATTTAACTTAACCAACCCTAACTTAACTATTAGTTAAGTTAGGAACAAAAAATTTTAATTGCATCTAGTTTTACTTTTAGAAACTCAGCAATTTTAACAATTAAGTCATAATAAGGACGGCGTTTGCCATTTTCTATATACCAATAATATACCTCGGTAATACCAACGGCTTCAGCTACTTCCTTACATGTATATCCTTGTTCTACACGTAGCTGTTTTAGAGTTTTCATATGTAACTCCTCTCTTCCGTTTTTGTTGTTAAACTTATAATAACTTAACCTTAGGTTAAGTTCAAGTGTTTTATTAAATTTCTTTTGAAAATTTTATCTTTCCACTTAACTGATAGTTAATATATAATGACAGTGTAGCACTGTGACACTATCACAGTAATAAAGAAGAAATAATTTCATATAAAATAGAGAAAATAAACTTGGGGTGTTTTTATTATGTTTAATCATGAGAGGCTAAAATCACTAATTGATAAAAGAGGGATTTCCCAACAACAATTAGCTGATGCGATTGGTGTTAGTCATGTTTCTGTTTATAACTATGTTGAGGGAAAAAAGAAACCAGGTATACGTACACTACAAAAGATAGCAAATTTTTTAAAAGTTACTACTGATTACCTGTTAGGATTATCTGATTCACCAGATTTAACAGCAGATCAAGATCTACAACTTACAGAAGAGGCTCAAGAAATTCTTCAGATCATAAATGATTTACCTGAAGAACAACGAAAAAAAGCATTAGAACAACTAGAAATGTTTGTGAATTACGAAAAATCTAAAGGGAATATTTAATAAAAAAAGACTATCCGAAAAAAATTAGATAGTCTTTTTTACATTGCTTTTTCACTTTCATGTTCACTTAAACAAATAGATAATAATGTTTCTTTGGGATTATCTTCTTCTTGCAGAAGTAAAAGTGCTTTTTTTATCAGATTAACTTCCCCATCTTTACTCTTCATCTTCTCTTATCCCCCTTATCATTTTTGTTATTTTTTTACATAAATTTCTTTTTTGTTCATAAACCCAAAAAGGAAATCTTCCTTAAAACTACAAATGACACCGTCAATTAAGACGATGCCATTTTAATTTTATATATGTAAACCTATATTTTGGATCTTACCAACCGCCACCAGGGTCAACCATCATTTTCTGGACTACTGGTTTTGAATCATTTGCACTAGGCTTTTCTTTCGCAGAATCAGTGTTAACAACTAGTGTAGTTGCTAATAATAGTACAGGAATAATTGTAATTAATTTTTTCATCTAATCCCCTCTTTCTGACGCTAATTATACCAAATATTCAAATTAAACCCAAGTGAATTTTCGGTAAATTCGAATAAAATATATTTCCTGATTTTTGACACATTAGAAGAGATTGTTTCATTAACTCTTCTCTTTTAACTCCCTCATATGTTAAAGCTAAATAAGCGGTCTGTATGTCTGTTAATTCACCTGTAGAACTTTTTATTTGATTTAACATTTCCCTCGCTCCTGTTGTATTACCTTGTTTAACCATTAAATATGCCAGCTCACTTGGATGTACAACATCTGTATCATTAATTTCTTTGTCATGGTGAATCTTTAAAAATGATAATGTATGTTGCACCATTTCTTTCTTCTTCTCTACAGCTTCAACCTTTCTATCACCAATCACTTGTAATGTTTTCTCTAGGTAATATTTTGAGTTCTCATATTCACCTACTGAAAAAACATACGATTCACCTAACTTTAAGTATGCATTTACTTTTGGAAAAGAGAAAAAATTGTCCCACTCAAGCTCATCTAATAAATCAATACATACACGTCTTGATTCGTCTACGTCTCCACCTTGTAATAAAGTAACAGCAATCGCTTCTTTATAACGCAATTTGAAGCATTCTCGAAGATATTTATTACTTATATTATCGATTTTAAATTCAAGTGACTTCAGGCGTTCATATAAAGCAATATAGTTTCCCGTATGATATTGTGCTTGACATAATAAAATTTCAGTTAATACTTCCATCTCTAATGTTTTTACTCGTTTATTCTCTAAATGCAGAGCTTTATGATACTGCTTTGCATTTAATTCGCCGAGATATCTTTTATAAATAATCTGATATACATTAGCAAATTCTTTATTTTCTGATACGTCTGACTGCAATTCACTATTTATAATTCCAACTAGAAGATCAAACTTTCCTCTTAATGCTAAATCTTCCATCGCTTCGCGTAAATTCTCTGATTTCGGTTTTGTTACCTCTAGATAATCTTTTAACATATTCTCTTGTACCTGTATGCCCTTATTTAATAGGATGACTGTTTTAGAAAGAAAACCAAAGCTCATGTCGGTATTACCTTTAAATATTTTTGTAACAGTACTTGGCTGTACACCCCAATGATTTGCTAGTTTATTTTTCCTTATCCCTGCTACATATAGTTCTTTTTCAATTTGATTTAGAGTTTTCCACATGTTTTGTCCCCCTTATTAGAACAAGACACACTTCCCTATCTTGAAAACGCACCTTAATGATGAATTGCATTCAAAAGCTGTATTATATTAGCCATATACGTTACGTATAATCATAACAAAAGGCTCATGGCAAATGTTTTTCCTACTCCTATTAGGGTTAAACGGTGTAAACGCATTACCAGCACAATTACACACGCTATGGGTCTTTTTCGTTCCGTTAAATTATATTATTAAGAATATTCTATCACAAGTAACCCAAACATCTATTCTCTCATATTCTGAAAATACTTGAGAAAGTTGATGAAATTAATATACGCCTAGTTTTTTAGATACTGAAAAAAATTATGCAATATTGCATTTGGTAAATGATATATATACAACTTTTGTGTTTACAAATTATTCATACAAAAATTCTCATCATGTATGCATTTACTATAAATAAAAAACCACTCAAATAAGTGGTTTTTATTATGTATTAATATAGATCAGATCCTCTCGTTAAGGAATAAACTAAAAGAACCTCAATTCGCCATTCTAGTAAATTAACTAATATTCTTTAATACCTACTTATACTTATCTCTTCTTACATTCAATTAGAACTAAACAGAATTTGTTAATCTAAGTTATCATTAAAAAATTTACAAATGTGACCCAATAAAAGCAATAGAGTTATGTAAAAAGTGAATCCAACAAACAACCCAAAAAGCAGATATTGTAACTTGATTTTTTTCATTTTTTTTATAATATACCCAATAAGCATAATTATAGAAAAGTCCAATTATTGTTGTAGCAACAATATAAGTAATTCCAAATGAATGATTTAATCCAAATATAATCGCTGCTATAAGATAACAAGAAAATCATAATCCTAAGAAAAGGAATAAAACTCAATATCCAGAATATAAATACCTGAAAAACTATTGTTTCAAATATAGGTGCTGCAACTATCCCTGCTAAAATTTCAATAATAATAGGTTGTTCCATTATTGGATTTTTTTCTATTTCAGGTAAGAATAAATCTAATGGCATAGCAAATAAAAATGAACCTAATAAGATCAGTAATATAAACCAAACTACAGGCAAATCAAACATAAATTTATTGATTTTTGCTAACATATGTTTTCTCTTCAACCACCCTCTTATGTTTATAAGAGAATTATAGAGATTCCTCCTTTCACTAATTAATTTTATAAAATAAATCTATTTATATAGATTATAAGTTGTTGACTACTTTTTTTAAATATATACTTTACTGTTATTTAACAACATCTGACAAACATATCCTATAACTGAATTTGTTCATATATGGTAAAATATATCCATCGCTGATATGTCCAACTTTGTAATTTTCATAGCAGCAAAATTACAACTAGACTTATACAACATGATTCAAAACAAATGAAGGAGTGTTTTAAGTGAAAGGACATATTCGAAAAAGAGGAAATAAGTATTGTATTGTTATTGATATCGGACCTGATCCAGAGACAGGAAAAAGAAGACAGAAATGGTTTTCTGGATATAAGACAAAAAAAGAAGCACAGGCTGATGTTGCGAAGAAGATTACAGAGTTGAATGAAGGGACTTTTATAGAGCCGTCTAAAGTTACCTTAGGAGACTACCTAAATCACTGGTTAGAAATTAAAAGTATGAGTATAGAAAGAAGTACCTTTGTCGGATATAGGGCATTTATCAACCAACATGTTATACCTAGTATTGGAATGGTCGCACTCCATAAATTAAATGTTATGCACATTCAAAAGTGCTATAAAACCGCGATTGATAGAGGTATTGCAAACAATTCTGTTCTGCTTATGCATAGAATTTTAAAGAGCGCTTTAAATCTCGCTGTAAAACAAAATATTATTTCTCGAAATCCAGCTGATTTTGCTGAGATACCTAAAAAAGAAAGAACCTCTATCCAAACTTGGACAGAGGAAGAAGTAAAAAAGTTTCTTTTGCATTCACAAGAATCACGATATCACATTGGGTATCTTCTTGCAATAACTACAGGTATGCGTATGGGTGAAGTTCTAGGCTTACGATGGCAGGACGTTGATTTTGAAAAACATACCGTTACAATAAACCAAACATCTGGTCATGATAATCAAATCAAAAAAACAGCAAAGACAAATTCATCAAAACGTACCATTCCTGTACCTAAAGAAACTATAGAATCCTTAAAAAAGCATAAGGTTTTAATTAATCAAGAGAAATTAAGGCTTGGTTCTGCTTATCAAGATTTTGATTTAATTAATTGTAATGAGTTTGGAATGATTATAAAAAAAGCAAATTTCAGAAAAAATTTTATTAGAGCGATACACAACGCAGGCGTAAAAGAAATTAAATTCCATGATCTAAGACATACACACGCAACTATACTATTGAAGCAAGGAGTTAATCCTAAAATTATCAGTGAAAGATTAGGTCATACAGACATTTCAATGACATTGAGTGTTTATTCTCATGTTTTACCGAACATGCAAGAAGAAGCCGTTAAAAACTTCGGTAAAAGCATCTTTGGATAACTTATGTTTGCAAAATGTTTGCAATCCATAAAAATAGGTCAAACAAACGTTGTTATATCAAGGTTTGTTTAACCTATCATCTTATATTCTTGATAAAATCTCCGAATTCCAATTGAAACATTTAATAATGGAATATTCTCTCCTCCGCGTGTTATATATTCGAACCGAAATACGTAGGCAAAATAGTCTTGTGTTTTTTCATCTTTAATAGGCTCTGACATCGCCTCACAAATATTTTGTGTTCTAAGAGGAGAAAAATATATATCTTCTTCGTTTATATTTTCTAATTGTACAGGACGTTCACAAAAAATATGTGAAATTAAAGCGGGCACCCACTTAGAATATACTTCTTTATCATGTAGTACGGTTAAATTAGAAATTAAATCGTAATGCCATTCATATTTTGGCGATTCTATTAATTTATTAGGTTTCCAATCATGAATAATCTCATACCAACTTTGAAAAATATAATCGAGTTGTTCTTTTCTAATAGGTTCTTTCGATACAATCCATGGTGTATTTTCATTTAATACATACGGATTATGCTGAATAAATAATATATCAGAAAACATATCATATAATCTTTCATTTAATCGTTTCAACTTACTCGTTAATAAAAATGTCTTATAATGTATTTCTACAATATCGAGCCATTCAATAGGAAAATATATAAATGATACACTTTCGTTTAAAAGAGGTTCTACTATATTTTCAAATGTTAACAACTTTAATTTTTCCATAAAATGATTACTTCCTTTCTTCATTTTTCTTGACCATCAACAAACTAGAAAAATAATTACTTAATCTAATCATTTAAATCAAGCATTTAAAAGAAAAGTAAAAACTATTTATCCAAATAAAACATTACCAAAACGACCCTTTTAAAATTAAAAGTAGTTATCATATCCAGCACCTCCTAAATCATTAGTTTTATACATTTGAATTATACAATATATATAATGTATTGTATTTATCATTTACAATAACTTTACAATAAAACTAAAAAAGAACACCTTAAGTCGGTGCTCTCCTTACAAATATCAACCATTATATAATTGAACATATAGATAACATTAATCCTCCAAATGAAATTGATCCTAGTAAACCTAATACAACTCCTGTTAAACATATACAATCAGCAAGACAAATGGATGACTGTGATAACGGAACAAATGACCTACTTGTACTTGATCCATATTGTTTTATTTTCTCATAATTCATATCTAACATGAAATGTAGACATGTTACACCATCCTCATAGTATGTATAGATTCTTTTTCTAATCGCTCCAATAATATATTATTAAAAGCAATTGGAAGAGGATACTGCTTATCTAATTTCATATTTTGATAGATTAATTGTAAATGAGATAATAGATTCTTTTTCTTTTTTTCAGATGTTACAGTACATTTTATGTTATTAAGTTCATTTAATAACATTGTCAATTCATCTCTTTTCCCATATAAATCCTTAGCTATTTTTCTCTTTAGTTTGTAAGAATGAATAATAGATTTAAATTCAATCAT